GCCATGGTCGAAAAACGCCAGAAGGTCTACACCTCCATGGAGATCGACCTCGACTTTGCCGACACCGGCGAAGCCTACTTGGTCGGGCTGGCGGTCACCGATTCCCCGGCCTCGCTCGGAACTTCCATGCTCAAGTTCAGCGCCTCTGAGGGCAAAAACTCCCCGCTGGCCGCCCGCAAGCAACGCCCGGAAAACCTCTTTTCCGAAGCGCTGGAAACCGACCTCTCGTTTAGTGATGAACCGCAAGAGCAAGGCCCTTCGCTTGCCGAGCGGGTTAAAGCGCTGTTCAAAAAGCAGGACGCCAAAAGCGCCGCCGGTTTCGAGGCCTTCCGCAGCGAGCTGGAAGAGACCCTTGGCCTATTCGTGGAAAAACACCAGGCACTCAGCGACGCCCTGAAAAAGCGCCCCACCCAAGCCGCCTTCAATGAGCTCAAAAGCGCCCACGAGACCCTGAAAAAAGAGTTCGATGCGCTCTACACCCAGCTCGACAGCACCCCCAACCGCCCGGCCCGCACGCCTGCCACCGGCGGCGACACCGACATCGAAACCGACTGCTAAGAGACGCCCATGCGCAACGATACTCGCAAGCATTTCAACAACTTCGCCGCCCAAGTGGCGAAGCTCAACGGCGTCCCAGACGCTACCCAGAAATTTGCCGTCGACCCCACCATCCAGCAGCGGCTGGAAAAGCGCATTCAGGAATCCAGCGACTTCCTTTCGCGCATCAACATGGTTGGCGTCGATGAGCTGAAAGGCGAAAAGCTCGCCCTCGGCGTTACCGGCCCCATCGCCGCCCGTACCAACGTCGCCAACCAGGACCGCAAAACCCGCGACCTCACCACGCTGGATGCCCAGGGCTACGAGTGCCGAATGACCGAGTTCGACACCCACCTGGGTTACGCGAAGCTGGATGCGTGGGCCAAGTTCCCCAACTTCCAGTCCATGGTGCGCGATGTCATCGTTCGCCAGCAGGCGCTGGACCGCATGATGATCGGCTTCAACGGCACCTCCGCCGCCGCGCAAACCGACCCGGTCGCCAATCCCTACCTCCAAGACGTCAACATCGGCTGGCTGCAGCACTACCGCACCCAGTCACCAGCGCGCGTCATGGCAGGCGGTAAAACCAACGGCAAAGTGCTGATCGACCCGACACCCAGCGAAACCACACCGGGAGACATTGTTGGCGACTACGCCACGCTAGATGCTCTGGTCTACGACGTGGTGCACAGCCTCATCGCCCCCTGGTTCCGTCGCCTGCCCGGTCTAGTGGTCATCCTCGGCCGCAACCTGATGTCGGATAAGTACTTCCCGCTGCTCAACCAGCTCCCGCCCAGCGAGCAGCTCGCCGCTGACCTGGTCATCAGCCAGAAGCGCATTGGCGGGCTGCAAGGCATGGATGTGCCCTTCTTCCCCGATAACGCGCTGATGGTCACCACCCTGGATAACCTCTCGATCTACTGGCAGAACGGTGCCCGCCGCCGCTTCGTCACCGAGAACCCCAAACGCAACCGCATCGAGAACTACGAATCCTCCAACGACGCCTACGTGGTGGAAGACTTCGGCGCGGGCTGCCTAGTGGAAAACATCGAGATGTCCCCAGCAGCAGTGAACGGTTAAGGAGACACGATGACCAGCCCAGCCCGCCGCCACTTTGAACGCGTCAGCGCGGCCCTCGCCGCCGCTGACGCGGGAGAGGCCCCCATGCAAGGCGAAGCGTATGAGCTGATGCAAGCCGCGCTGTTTGAAGACTATCGCCTGCTCAAATCCACCCAATCCATGGAGCGCAAAGCCGA